AAGGCCCGATTAACTTGTTCGGTCTTGGAACAATTTCGCAGTGGCTTACCAATTCTGGTACTGGGTACAATTCGCTTCAGGCATATCAGAATTGGTTTGACTTCAACCCTTATGCTAAGATTACTGGTAGCGGGTTGATTTCAGCCGGCCTTGTCAATCAGGATCGTCTGTTGGCAGCCAATGTAACGGTTGATCAGTGGTTCACGAATTTGTCGAGTACTCCTGTTTGTATCGACCTGTTTTGGTGTCGCTCGAAGACTGACAATGCTAAAGACCCTGTCACCAACTGGAGTGACGGTTTGGTTCAGCAGGGTCTTGGTCAGCCAGCTCTTGGTCGTGTGACTGCTGGCACTGCAGGTAGTGCGTCTGGTACCATTGGGTATGCAGACGCAAGTCTTCCTTATACGTATCCTAGAACGCCTTTGTTTCAAAAGTTTTGGAAGATTGTCCGTCACAATCGCATTCAACTTGCGGGTTCAGCCGATCATCACCTGAAGAGTGTGGTTGAGTTGAATCATCTCGGCAAGAAGGAGTATTTGGTTGAGCTGCAGGACAAGTCTATTGTGTTTCCGAAGGGTTGTTTTGTGCAGATTATGGTAGTCAATGGCGTTCCTATTCACGAAGTATCTAGCGGTTCGGCAGGTGATACTATTACGTTTAGTAGCACGAAGGTTGCAACTATTACTCGTTGTAACTTGCGATTCAAGACTATTAAGCAGAATGCTCAACGCATTGCGTTTGAGGATGATGTTGCTCGTATGCATATCAATGCTGCTATTGCCGACCAGAAGTTCACGAATATTGTGGACGCAGTTTCTGCAGTTATTCAGAGTTAATAAACTTGGTTAGGATAGGTTAGGGTTAGGGTTAGGGTTAGGGTTAGGGTTAGGGTTAGGCGCCGAGCTTGCGAGGCAAGAGCCGCCACGGCAGTGGCCCCCGGAGGGCCCCCGGAGGGTTGCCGGAGGCATTAGCCCCGCAGGGAGGAGAACATATTTCATGCCCTCCCGCGCATGGCAGCTTGCTGCCACAAGCCCCGCAGGGCCCCGCTGGAGGCGTCCTGAACCTTGAGATGTAGTCGATGCAGTAAGAACGTGGCTTGAGCCACTAGTATTACTTACTGCATCGACGGCTCATGGCTCAGGGTCCCAGTCTTATTCTTATTTGTCCCACAGTTGGACCCAACGCGAAAATTTTCGCGTGGCTTAGCTTTGGATATAAGAGGGCGCGTTTCGCTTGTAAATATGACAGCCAATGGCCAATACAGATGGTGGATTGCAACGCTCAAACGCGACGAGGGTCCCCCCGAACTCAGTGAACTCGTCGACTACATCAAGGGACAACTCGAGTGCGGAGCCTCCGGGTTTGAACACTACCAGTTCGTGTTTCACACAAGACGCAAGTCGCGTATGGCAACGCTCAAATCACTTTGGCCAAACGCTCACTTGGAGCCAACTCGGTCAGCTGCTGCCCTGGAGTATGTCTGGAAGGACGATACGCGCATTGGCGAACCCTTCGAGTTGGGAACCCGACCCTTGCGACGGAACAGCCAAGCCGATTGGGAGGCCATTTGGGACAGCGCAACAAGAGGCGACATGGAGCACATCCCCGCGGATGTGCGTATACGTTGCTACAACGCCATTTCAAGAATCGCTACTGACTATGTCAAACCTGTTGCTCTTGAACGATCTGCTGTTGTCTACTGGGGTCGAACTGGCACTGGCAAGTCCCGATCTGCGTGGAGTGAAGCAGGGTTGGATGCTTACCCTAAAGATCCCCGCACCAAGTGGTGGGACGGTTACTGCGGTGAATGCAATGTTGTCATCGACGAATTTCGTGGAGCAATCGACATCGTACACTTGTTGCGATGGTTGGATCGTTATCCGGTCCGAGTGGAAAGAAAAGGTGGAGCCGTTGTTCTCCGAGCGACCAAGATCTGGTTCACCAGCAACATCCATCCCGACTTTTGGTATCCGGAGATAGATCAGCTTACCAGAGACGCTTTGAAAAGGCGTCTTGAAATAAAAGAATTTGTCTGAATGACTTTACTTTGTTAATCCAAACTGGAGTCCGAGGAATGCATTCTAAGCACAGTCGCTCTCGCTCTGCACACACTATGGTTGCTACTGCACGCCGTTCAGTTAGCCGTGGCCGCTCGCTTACACGGAAAGCTTCCCGTAAGCGATCCCGCAGTATTTCCGGTTCGACGCTCCCACTCGGGACCCCGATGAAGATGCGCCGGTTGAATGGTCGATCGGTTAGTAAGACCAAGGTGAAGACTGAGTCTGCAGGGCTTGATGACCTTCATAGTGGAGTTAGAGAGCAGTATCAGAAAATTGTGATGAACAAAATTCCTAAGGGCGTAAATAAGCGTCAGGAGGATATTCGTCATATTTGGGACATCGAGCAGATGGTGTTGTCCAACGCCGGTACACAAGGCCCGATTAACTTGTTCGGTCTTGGAACAATTTCGCAGTGGCTTACCAATTCTGGTACTGGGTACAATTCGCTTCAGGCATATCAGAATTGGTTTGACTTCAACCCTTATGCTAAGAT